AGGGGGAAGATTCTAACGCAGTTAAGTTAAAATCTGAGTTAGAAGCTAAAGGTCTTGTCGTAGACCAAAAACAAGACGTTCATTGGCAAACTCTTCGAGGATTTGTAAAAGAACAAATTGAGAAGAATAAAACAATTCCATCGGAAACGTTTGGATTGTATATTGCCAACCGAACTAAAATAAAAACTAACAAATAACAACTAAAAGGTAAAAAATGAAGATACAAGAAAAAACAGAAGTAGCTGTTAAATCTACTGCTGATGTACCAATGGCTGTAAACATGGAACAGTTTGCTGGTGCAGGAGCGGAAAACATATCATCAAAAGATGTATCACTTCCGTTCTTAAAAATACTTACTAATAATTCACCTTATGTAACACAAGGTGATGCTAAATTTATTAGTGAGGCAAGACCTGGACAAGTAATTAACTCAGTTCTAAACAAACTCTATAATGGGTCTGAAGGATTTGACGTTATTCCTTGTTTCTTTAAATTCGAATATGTGGAATGGGCAGATAGAGGTACACAGAATTCTGTTGCACCTGTTAACTCATATCCTGCTGATTCGGATATAATGACTAAAACAACAAGAGGAGATGATCGTAAAGATAGACTTGCTAATGGCAATTATATTGAACCGACTCATTACCACTATGTTATGTTAGTAGGAGAAAATGATCAACCTGCTGAAACTGCAGTTATTGTCATGAAAGCCACGCAAGCAAAGAAATCCAAGAAGTGGAATTCTATGATGCTATCCCAAAGAAGAAAGGGTAAAAATGGTATGTTTCAACCACCTACATGGTCTCAAATATATAAATTGAGAACTGTGTTAGAAAAGAACAGTTTAGGTTCTTGGTTTGGTTGGGAAGTAGATCATGTCAAAGATATACCTAATCAAGGATTAATGGATAGTGCTATGGCTTTCTATGAAACTTGTAAAAAAGGTAATGCCAAGGTCAATCTGTCCGAGGATCAGCAAGAACAAACAGGTACGAAAGCTCCTTTTTAATGAGTTCACTAAATTTTTTTAGTAAACTTTTTGGAGGATTAACATCTGCCTACGGAACCTATGAGCTCAACGGAGCTCATAGGGAAGATGGTAAAGCTGAAGGTCGTGCATTAACTAAAAAAGGTGACGTAACCATAGAATTATTTAGACAACATTTAAACGGACAATTAAGTTTAGGTATTGTTCCTATTATGAAGGACAACCAATGTAAATGGGGTTGTATAGATGTAGATGAGTATGATGGATTTAATCCACTTATTATAATTAAAAAAATTAGAGATTTAAAATTACCTTTGTTTCCATATAGATCTAAGTCTGGTGGACTACATATATTTTTACATATTGATGGAATCATTCCTGCAACTGATATGATTGATAAGTTAACTCAACTTGCAAGTCGTTTAGGTTTAGCTGATTGTGAAATATTTCCAAAACAAAGAACTATAAATGTTGAATTAGGTACAATTGGTAACTGGTTAAACTTACCTTATCAAAATGCTAAATTTACAACAAGACATGCAATAGATGATAAAGGCCAATCAATTGCTATAGAAGATTTAGAAAAAGCAGTTACACCTTATTTAGTTAAACCAGAAAATTTTTATAAAATTAAAATAGAAGAACTTCATGATGAAGATGAATTATTTAATGACTATCCACCATGTGTACAAAGTTTTATTAAAAATACAGTAGAGCCTGGAGAAGGAAGAAACGATGCTTTGTTTAATGTAGGAGTTCTTATGTTAAAGAAACATGGTAAAGACGGTGCATGGGAAGATGGGTTAGGTGAAGTTAATAAGAATTGGAAAGAAAATGCAATACCTGCTAAAGAATTAAAAGCAACTGTAATTAAAAGTTTAAGTAGTGAAAAGACATATAACTATAGATGTAATACTCCTATTGCTAAAAAGTTTTGTGATCAAGCTGCATGTGTAAAAAGAAAATTAGGTATAGGTAAACATAACTACAGTTTCTCAATAGATAGTTTTCAAAAGATAAGTACCAAACCACCTAAATATATTTTAACAATAGACAAGAAACCTATTCGATTAACAGGGCAACAATTGTGTCAGCAACAATTATTAAAAACTGAATTATTTGATGCAGATATTGTATGGAAAACAATGGAGAAGGAACAATTTAATATGTGGTTAACTTTTCTTAAATCTATGCAAACTGAAGTAGAAGGATACGACTTTACAGATGACGACAAAGATGAGTTTGAATATCTGTTTAGAAACTTTATTGATGATAGTCAAATTGCAGATCATATATCTCAAACACAAACAGATTATATTTTTGAGGATGATAATTATTTATTTTTTAGAGCGGAAGTGTTTAAAAAATTTTTAAAAAAAGATGGTAACAATATGAAACCTTCTGAAGTAAAAGAACTTCTTATTGATAATGGTGCAGAGTATATAAGATCTTACAATGACTACAAAGGAAGACTATGGAAAATACCTAAGCCTAAACAAGAAAACATAACAGAAAGAAATGTTAAATTCACACAACAGGCAGCTCCATTTGACCCAGATAGCCAATAAAACTTTTAAAATATTTGGTCCTCCAGGAACTGGAAAAACCACTAGACTAATAAAATTAATTGAAAAACATTTAAGGTTAGGAATCTTACCTCATGAAATGGTATATGTATCTTTTACCAACAAAGCAATTAACGAAGCAGTAACAAGAGTCCTTGCTAAGTTTACACAATACAAAGAAGACGACTTTAATAATTTTAGAACTATTCATTCTTTTTGTAAAAAACAATTCTCTACTCCTGTATTAGATCCTAGAGTAGATATGTTAAAATTTCACACAGATTGGGGAACTATATCAGCTGATTTTTCTGAAGATGATGCAAACAGTAAAGTATTTAATAACTGGTCATTAAGAGTCTATGATAAATCTAGAAACATGTTAGCGGATCCAATAGAAGTATACAAATCTGAACCTATTAAAAAAGTAAGATTAAATCAATTTACAGATATTATTAGAAATTATATTAAATTTAAAAAAGATAATAAAATGGATTTTACAGACATGGTAGAAAAGTATGTAAAAGAAATAGATCCGCCTAATTACAAAGTGTTTATAGTTGATGAAGCTCAAGATTTAACTCCATTGCAATGGCAGTTTGTAGATAAAGTTGCAGCCACATCACAGAGAGTTTATTTAGCGGGAGATGATGATCAAGCAATCTATGAATGGAACGGTGCTAAAGTTAGGTGTTTCTTAGACTTTCCTGGGAAAATATTTATATTAAATAAATCATATAGATTAAATGAGGTTATTCTTAATTTTTCTAAAGAAATACTTAAATTTATAAGCGAGAGACAAGAAAAAGATTTTACTCCTGTTAAAAAAGGTGAGGGTTATATTGAGACTTATAATAGATTTAATGAAATACCTTTTGAAAGTGTAGGAGGATCTTGGTTTGTTTTAGGAAGAGTAGGAGATAATGTAGAGGAACTAAAAGAATATGCTAGGCAAAAAGGTCTGTATTTTCAAGATATGAGAGGCAACAAGTCTTTTAATATGAATAAATGGAATGCTATTGAATATTGGTTTTCTTTAATTAATGGTGATTCTATTACAAAAGAACAAGTGGGAGTTCTATACGAGTTCATAAACGAGATTAAAAAAGGATGGAGAAAGATTGATAACAAGGCCTGGAGTGATATCCACCCAAACCAACCCCTTGATATAGAATTTTTAAAAAGTAATTGTGGGCTACAGGCCACCGGCAAAAATTGGTGGGAAGTATTAAATAGAAAATTTACGACAAGAGACTTGGATTATTTTGAAACTATGATAAAAAATAAGACACAGTTTAATGATAAAGCAAAAATAATCATAGATACAATACACTCCGTAAAAGGAGGAGAAGCAGATAACGTAGTACTATATGAAAAAACTAATTGGCCATCTAATTTCGCATCTAAAAATGGGAAGGACAAAATGGCCGAGGCGCGTGTTTGGTATACTGGTGTTACGAGGAGTAAGAAATCCCTTCATATCCTCTCTACTAATCATTCATATTTTTTTCCTTTGGGGCGTATTGCATCTTATTTCAGAAGGAAGGTTATAAATGAGTGATAAAGATATGTTTAAAGAAAGTTTTCCACAAGATAGACAAATAGGGGGATCCCACTATAAAAAATTTTTTATTCAACCCTACGAATTTATTTCAAAAAATAATCTTTCGTTCTTTCAAGGATGTGTTGTGAAATATGTTTGTAGATATTTGTTTAAAGGAACTGCAATTCAAGATCTAGACAAGATAA